TAGCCTGTGCTAGCCGTTACTGATTTTGTTTAAGATGTGAGAGCCATGGACACGGACCTGTATATGTCCGTTGTAGTATTGTTCAGATTCTAATACACGCCTTGAAAATTGTTCTCTTGCTTCAACGTAACTGCATTCTGCTCGACTTCGACAAAAGTATAGTATTTCTCTTGTGAAGTTTGCTGGACCCAGTGTTTTTACGTCTTCGATTAGTTCCAAATTAGAGCCATAATATTCGCGCCAGTCAGAATCGACTTGTGATCGAATCTTCTTTTTGCGTTTGTTACCATTTTTGTATTTTACAGTTCTTGTTGTTGTTTTTTTAAATTTTGCTAGTTTTTTGCCTATGTACTTGCGCCCTGATACACAGTTTGTAATGAGATATACAAATCCAGCACAGTCCTCGGGTAATTGGTCAATATCTTTACCTTCATACAGCCAAGTCATTGGGGATTTGTTCTACGTCCATGTGTATTTTAATTATGCCATAATAGTTTATAAGTTATAAGTTCTGATTATTATACAACTTCTACATCCGTTGTATAACTGGTAAATCCGTTTTCTTTGACTACAGTTAAAATATTATTTACACGCCCAGCCAATTCGTCTTTGTGGCTGACAAGCCAGATACTCTTGTTGCTTTCTCTGCTCATTTTCTTAAGAATAGCCAAACTGTTTTCTACACCCGAAGCATCCATACCCGAATCTACTAACTCATCGATAAACAACAAGTTGATAGGTTGATACAGACTTTCCCATACATCACGGAAACTCCAACTTAAACTGAGGATCAAACGATTGCGTTCTCCCCTACTCAAGTTGTCAAAGTCTAACTCACGACCTAATTCTTCAATGCTTACAGTTAAGTCGTTTAAGAATTTGACCTGGTGTGGCAAACCAATACGATCCAGATACTGCGCCAATCTGCCGTTTAAGTAACTTAGGTTCTGATCAATGATCTTTTTACGAATAAATGAATCTTTGTTGGTCAACAGTTTGAGCAAGAACTCTTGGTGCTCTTTGACTCTGGTCAATTCATTGATAGTGTCGTAAGTAATCTCTTCAACCGCAGTTTCTTTCATTTCTGCGATCTGTTCACTGTAGGGATCCGGTTCTTCCTGTTTGGCAGTTAACTGCGTTAGCACACTGCCCATACTGCTTCTATGTTCAAATGCATCTGCTTCTGCTGAGTAAAATGTTTCGGGCCGACTGCCTAACTCGCCTATGTCTGCTACAGTTTTTGTGTGCTCCTGCCATTGTGTGTCATTTGTTAATAACTGTAGTGCGGCTTCTTGCTTTTGTTCTTGCTTGCTTTTAAGTATTTCTTCTTGCTTGGCATCGTGTATGTCCTGCCCACAAGCATGGCACTTATGGTCTTCCAATAGAGCAATTTCTTTTTCTAGTTTGTCAATGAGTTTCTGTTGTTTGTCGTTGTCACGTTCAATACTAGTAATCCATTTTGTGCATTCGTCAACTTGCGACTTTTTACGGTCATAATCTGCCAACAGTTTGTGTGCAGCCAATTCTGCTTCAATGTCTAACTTGGCCAGTTCGTCATAGGCACTTTGTAAAGCAGCAACTTCACTGTCTTTTTTCTTTTGCCACAGTACTTGCCTGCGCTCTAAACTTTCAATTTGATTGTTGATGCGCTCGTTGGCATCTGACACTGCTTTAATTCTTGCTTCTTCATGTTGAATGGCATCTTTAGTAGAACGATTTAGCTCTTTCAATGCTTCAGCTTTTTCACTCAGCATGGTAATACCCAGAAGCTGCTCAATGATAGCACGTTGGTCATTGGCCCGCATACTGAGAAAAGGCTCTGTATAAGTGTTTAAGGCTACAACGTGCTTGAACATGTCATGACTCATGTTGAGCAAGCGTTCGATTTCCTGTTGTGTTTCTCTGCTGTCACCTTGACTGTTGTCGTCTCTACTTTCCTGCTCTTCGTCGTTGACATAGAACTTGAGCACATTGGGTTTGCGTCCACGCTCAATCCTGTAACTCTGTCCTTCGCAGTCAAAGTCGATGGTGATCAACATGGCCTTGCCGTTGGTCTTGTTGATTAGATTATCTTTTTTGATGTTAGTCAGTGCCTGTCCAAACAGTGCATAACTAAGTGCATTGATGATTGTAGTCTTGCCTGTACCGTTACGTGCGCCACTATCATCGCCACCCAAGTCTAAGTTTTCACCTAACACCAAAGTCAAGTCTTGGCGATCAAAGTCAATGCCCTGTGTGGCATTGCCCACGCTCATAAAGTTTTTAACTGACAGTGTTTTTATTTTGAACATTATCGCTTATTTCTTTATAAATTGGTTTGAATACTTGATCGATGTAGTCTAAAATTATTTGCCTATTATACAACAGTCTACTTTCTAATTCAAGATTTATTTGTTTCAAATAGTCTAGCGGCCACTTAGAAACAATCTCCGCTTGTTTCATAACTGCCAAGAATCTTTCACTGGGATCTTCAATGGAGTCATAACTTTCATCCCAGTAATCGTCAAAAGTTTTTATTCCAAACGACTGCAGATATCGAATAGTTCCTACCGCACCCAATATGATAAAAGGAGTTGTACACAATATTGGTCTCAATATTTTTTCACTTATGTAAACAGATGGGTAATCAAAAACTGATTCGGACACTAAATCTACTGCGAATTCTTTGTAAAAATCAGATCCGTTTGGTGGTATATTTGGATTTATGTAACTTTTTGGTACAGGAATTTGATTTAAAAATAAAATTTCTTTGTTTTGCGTTAACGTTGTCCAATCTTCACTAACTGAAATCGCATTATTGTAAACATAATCCAAATTGTCATCGATATTGCTCTGATTTTGATTTGTAGGTATTTCACTTAGCATTTTAGTGTTTGGATTGTTAATTGAATACTGAATCTCCGAACAATTATTTTTAATGATGTAGGCTATAAGTTTTTCTCTATGTGCTCTTAATAAGCCCACCATACACAACATAGGATATATTATATTTTTCCTATATCTTATAATATCTTTAACATTGTTGTAACTATTATAGTTTAGAATAAGATTAAAAACTTCCGGTTGGTCATTATTGTCAAAGTAAGGAATTAATTGTTTTTTAAGGTTACTACTGTTACAAATAAATCTAAAAACGAAACCAGGAAATCCCATAGATTTAATCGCTAATAATAGATTGTATATTGTAAAACTCAAAGGAGAATTTAAAAAATAAAAGTCAGTGTCGTTATGTAAAACTACAATTCTTTCATTTGGCTTAAATTCTTCCTTAAAAAGTGTTTTTAACTTACCATGTAATGAAGGTGCGTCTTGCCGATAATGGATCAAGTCAATAACATCAATTACGCTAATAGTCATGCAAGTTCCTCCAATGATTGTATATGTTTTCTAAATTTTCATATGGAATTATTTGCAAAGTATTTGCAATTTTTTGTAGGTTATCTATGATACTTTTATATTCTAGTAATTCACTTAGCGGGATCACAATATCGTTTTTTCCAACAGGAGGATTTTTAAAAAGATGAGTGAAGTTGTCTTCAATAATATTGTTCCTTATGAATCTATATAGACTGTTTGTTTTTACTTTGTACAGATTTTGGCTTTCAAAGCCAGCAATTTTATAACTGTCTCTATGTTCTTGTTGAGTAATTTCATAGCCATCATCTATTTTACGTGCAGAGTATCGTTTGCGCCATTTGCTTTTATAGAACCATTTTAAACTTGGCTGATCTAGCATAATAGTAATTATTTGATAATGCTGCATCCAATTTGGGATATTAAATTTATGTGTATGTAATGGTATCCACAAGTCGGCAAAATTTATTGGAAGATTTGATAAATCGTCCCCTCTTGTATATGTTGCACTGTAATATTGATTTATTGAATAGCAGTTTTTTGGTTCATTATCTAACCAAGAATCAAAATCGCTGGTAAAACTACTTTTAAACCATTCTGAATCAGATTGCTCAGTGTTATTCCAAGATTGTATATCGGGGTGAAATCCTAGAAGAGCACAAAGCATTTTACCTGCACCTCCTGGCGGATAACGCACAACAAGAAATTTTGCCACTAAAGATTCCTATAAATGTCCAGTAACAGATTATTATCGTAGTGATCGCTGGCAATAGCAGTTAGTTGATTAGTTACAATCTGATCTACACTTTCGAACTGCACATTACCCTGTATTTCATACTCTGATAAGTCTGTATTCTTTTGCGGCAGCAGTGTAATCTCACGCAGGTTATACTGCCCAATAAAAGTTTCTTTGATAAAATTGGCTTCTTCGTAACTGATATCAATGTCCAAGTTCACACGCACATGCATACCTGGCGCCAGTATGTCGTCGGCATGATCCAGTATTGCTGCCAAGCCTAACAC